CCTTTGAAGATGCTTTTTCTTCTTCAGCAGAAGATTCCTGACCTCCCAAACCCGACTCTACCTGTTCCAGACTTGGAAGAAGTAGAGGATCTAGATAAGGTTCTTCCACTATCGGTGGATAAAAAATTGTTCTAGGTGGAACGAGAATAGTATCTGTATCTGGTAAATCAGGCAGATTTATTTCCATTCTTTTTCTTCTTTGCTTTTGCTAATTTAAGCAATAAGAAATCCTTTTTACTAATCTTGCCATCTTTATTGATGTCAATTTTTTTTTGGTTTCCTTTAAGCATCAGACTCAGGGGTAGTTCTATCTTTAATGATAGCTGTTAATTCAATAAATCTTTTTTCACAATTTTTAACTATTGTTTGTGCTTGATTGTGTTGGTTCACAATTTCTTGTAATTCTTTTTTAAGTTCTTCAGTTGTTGGTTTAGACATAATAAATACTAACTAGGTTTAGGGTATTTAGATTTTACAGGATCGACAATATCGGTTTTCCACTTATCAATTCCATGATGATAGATATAATCTAATTGTGATCTTATACTGGGATATGCTCTTTTTCTTTCTTCTTGATATGCGTTTGCTACAGCTTCAGTATCTAAAGTAGCTCTAGCTGCATCTACCTTAGACTGATCTAAGGTTATTTTGTTGTTGTCTTTATCGAAAGCACCAGCGTTATTATCACCATCTCTAATAGTGACAACTTCTGGATATGCTTTCCTGATGGCTTCGTGATCGTGTTGCATTAGCTTTCTATCTCCATTGCTGTAATAACTCCTGTGTTTCTATAACCCCAGTATGCCGTACCATTACCATTATGTGCATATATGTAAACTTGATAAGTATGTGTGCCAGCACTAGGGGAATCTACTGTATGAAGAAATTGTGACTGCTCAACATTGTTAGAGTTCTCTTCTTGCCAATATCCAGCCATTATAGTGCCATGATCGGATATATTAGTGCTACCTCTATAAATAGTAGTAAAAGCACCATCACCAGAACTTCCTTGGTTAACAGTTCCACCAGCCATAATTAAAACTTTATTACTTCCAGTTGTTGTAATAGTCACAGAACAACCAGTAGCTTGAAAAGAACTTGATCCAGTACTAAAAGTACCATCTAAAGTTCCTTTTACTACTTGTAAAACTTTACCAGCACTTACACCTGTTAGGTTAGATCCGTCACCACTAAATGATGTAGCTGTAACACTACCTGTAACTGAAACTCCGCTTGAAGTAGTTTCAAGTTTTGGCGAACCATTGTATCTAAGCTCAACTTTACCTTGGTCTACGCAATAGACCATCCAATGGTTTCTTATGTCATTATAGATACCTGTTTGAGTATTATCTGCCATAAAGACATAGTTACCGCCACAACTATACCCATTCCAGCCATTAGAACCATTTTGTGCTTGAACTGAGCCATAGTCACCAGAAACTCCTGTGCGTATTTTTAGACTATTACTTTGATATAATTCAACATTACCATCTTCATGACAATCGATATACTTTTTAGTACCACCTTCATTTCCTATAAATATATCACTACCTTGAAGGTACAAATCGCCTGTACCAGCCCTTACTATCAAAGGATGATTAGCAACTGAATCTACAAAGTTATTAGAACCAGAATGATAAACTTGGAAATCTGATCCATTACCTAGTGAAACTTGTTCGTTATCTCCAAGAGCTAAACCATCTGCGCTAACTGAACCTGTAACTGTAATTCCGCTACTTGTTGTGATTAGTTTTTGATTTCCTTGATACGTGAGACTAACTGCTCGGTTAGTGTCGATATGAATAGCAGTATTGGTAGTTGATCCATTACTTGTTTGAAAATACCAATTTTCGTAAGCACTATTTCCGTATAGATTAAAATAAAGGTTACCATTATTATTCTGGTAAGCCATAAATCCAGAACTAACACTAGATGAATAACTATCGTTTCCTAATCTAAGACCCCAAGGACTATTATCATCAGTTTTAATATCAAGAATAGGACTTGATGAACCGTCATCAGTTAATGTAAGTTTTCTTCCAGTTAAAGCTCCTGTTAATGTACCGCCTGATAAAGGTAGATAATTAGATAAATTTCCCGAACCGTTATTTGTAGCTCCAGAAGCAATGCCATCAAGTTTTGAACCGTCAGTTGCTAAGTCACGACCATCAACTGTTCCTGATACTGTGATGTTGCCTGTTACGTCAACACCAGCTAAAGCATCTAAATTTCCATGAACTTTGGTTAAACCACTAGATTCTACTGTAAATCTAGATGTATTATTAGTGACATCAAAAATTCTAAAATTACCATTGTCATTAACAAATAAATAATCAGAATTATTGTTTGTATCTGTTAAATGGATTCTAGGATAGGCACTTGAAACAAATAGGTCTCCATTAGCAGTTATATTACCAGTAGTGGATATGCTTGACGTGAAAGTAGGAGATATTTTTGACCCTGCTATCGCTGCACTTGCATCTACGTTTGAGTTAACAATACCATTACTATCTAATAACGTCTTAATTTCTGCGGCTGTCTGATCGTCTTTAGCTGAACTCTCAATGCCATCTAACTTCGTACCATCAGCAGCTACGTCACGACCATCTACGTTACCAGATACAGTTATGTTACCAACTACATCTATACCGCCAGATGTTAAAGATAATTTAGTAACACCAGCCCTTTGTAATCTTAAAGCACCTGATCCAACGTCATCAATAATAGAGTCATTTCCATTATGATAAATTTCTAGTCCATCAGAACTTGTGCCATAAATAGATTTTACATTGTCGTTATGTACGTTACTACCAGTAAATGTGTTACCAGTTTTAAGAGCAAAGTTACCTGTAGCTGTAACACCATCTACCCAAGCACTACCTGTATAAACTTTAAGTGAATCAGATGTAGTGTTAAAGAATAAATCTCCAACATCTAAGCTATCTGTAGGGTTGTTTGCACCTATGCGATAGGTATTAAAAAAACTGTTGACGTTGTTTATATTACTTGCAACAGTATTGACGTTACTTATATCATTACCAACACTATTTACGTTTGCGATAGAACCACCAACATTATTTACGTTAGTAATGCTGCCAGCAACAATACCAACATTATCATCAATAACATTTATGGTGTTACCCATAGCGTTACCATGTGATGTGCAATAGTACTTGAGTGAACTAGGTGCGTTAGCTGCTACAACAATAACTACAGTTGCACCAGAACTACCAGCAGTTCCGCTTGTTGTAACCCCTGTGGTGTAAGAATTATCGCTGCTATCTCTAAAAGCTAAAGGGTGTCCGCTATTGCTGCTGTCAGACATATCAAATGTGTATGTCTTACCTCTAGCAAGTTTTAGTACAGGTGTTTGTACACCATCTATAAAGTACTTGTTACCACTTACGTTTTGTACTGTTACTGTAAATGTTTGGTTAGCTCCTGTTGAGTTAGTTAAGTTATTTACATTGGTTATGTTGTTTCCTACGTTGTTGACATTAGTTACGTTAGCAGCAACAACATCCATATCACTAATAACATCAGCTACAGCTAGTGTGTTCATGTCACTAATAACATCAGCTACAGCCAAGGTATTCATATCGCTAACAATATCTGCTGTAGCTAAAGTATTCATATCAGCAACAACATCTGCTGTGCCTAGTATTGCCATATCTGCTACTGCATCAGCAGTACCTAGTCTGCCTATCTCTGTTGCTTTGCCAGCTACAGTTGTTACCTCTGTTGCTTTTGGTACTAATCTATGAAATGAGTATGTATGTAGTGTAGTTGTAGATTCTACTAAAAATCCAAACCCAGAAGGAATAGTAGTTGGTACACCAGTAATAGTAATATTTGCATTATCAGCTACGTTTCCATTTACTACAGTTACAGTTGTGCCACTAGGAACTAAATTTGTAGTTGCTGCTTTAATACTTAATACTGCTGCTTGTCCTGTAACTCCTTGTGGGTTTACGTTTGGAAAAGCTTGCTCACTAGCAATAATAGTAAAACCACCAACATCATCTATAAGGTCAATTATTCTGTCATTTATAGCTGCGGTAGTTGCAATAGTTGTATCGTTATCTGGAAATGTTTGACCATCTTTTATTGTGTCACCAGTACTGATATTAAAAAATCTAGCGTCAGCAGCAGCAGAGGTTAAAAATGATGTGTCATTTGTAGTAGCTGAAGCTTGTTCACTTGCAGTAATAACAGCAGAAGGATTTAATTTTGCAGATGTTATTTCACCATCTTTAATCTCATTAACTCTTACAGCGTTTGCTGCTATGTGTTCATTTCTTACAGCATTAGCCTGTATATTATCTTCATCTACACAATCGTTAGATAAATGTTCATGATCTATAGAACCAGCTACATAATGCTCTGAATTAATTACATCATCTTGAATATTATCACCATCTATAATGTCATTCGCTAAATGTTCATGATCTATACTGCCAGCAACATAATGTTCAGAATTGATTACATCATCTTGTATGTTATCTCCGTCAATGATGTCGTTAGCTAAATGTACATGATCTATAGACCCATCTACATAATGTTCTGAATCTACAGAGTTATCTGCTAATTTAGATCCTGTAATAGCGTCAGGTGCTAGTTTCGCAGTAGTTACATTTTCATTTGCTATATGCTGTGTATCTATACTAAGGTCTACATAATTTTCTGAATCTACGGAATCTTCAGCTAGTTTTGCATTACTAATTGCATCAGTAGCAATCATTTGACTTGATACTGTGCCTGTATCTCCTGTGGTTACGATTGTACCTGTAACATCAGGTACAGTAATTGTTCTATCAGCAGTAGGGTTTGTTACTGAAAGTGTTGTTTCATTAGCATCATCAACAGAACCTTCAAAAACTATATCTCCTGTTATTGTTTGACTGCCATCTCTTTTTACATAATCATCAGCTATCTCTTGAATACCAAATAATAGTTGATTTGTATTATTATCTAAATCTGTTTCTGTAAGAACACTACCATCTTCAAAGTCAACTTTTTTCTGACCTATATTTGTATCTCTTTTAATTGATATGACATGACCATTTGAAGGTGCAGAACTAAAAGTAAGTGTTTGTCCACTTATTGTATAATCTGAACCTATACTCTTGACTACGTTATTTACCTTGACATCAATCTCTGCGGTAGAAAGATAAGTAAACGATATAGAGAATGACGTAGTACTCCCATTACCTGTATGTTCGGTAGATGAGTCTGCTGTATTAGTAGCCATGATTTAAAAGGGTACTTGTGGAATAGAGTCTAATGTAATTCCTCTCTTTAGTTTATCAGCTTCAGATTCAACTGTCTTTATCCTTAGTTGTTTTTGTGCATCAAGATATTCTGTTTCAAGAATTGTTGTTGCTTTTTCTTTATATATAGACATGATTTTATTTAATTCTTGCACCACTTCATTTCTAGCATCTGTCTGTGCTTTTATAGCAACTTCTTCATTTACTGTTGATACAAAATCTCCTCTCATAATTTGTATATTTTTTTTCATATTTGGTTTATTTATAACTTCTGTTAGTTTGTCGTACAACCTTTTACCACCTATTTT